GGAAATTCGCTATTCTCCGCCTCGTCTTTTCTGGGTTATGCGTATCAAAATGACTTCGTGCGCCATATCAAGCGCAAGATGGACGGTGTGGAAGGGAATTCGTTGGCGTACGAATGGGACGGGCTTGTCATGGGGCGGTGTTTGCGGATGTTGGCTGATGACATACATGAGGAAGGGGAGGCTACTTGATGGGTATTGAACTTGCCGACGTACTTGATCGCTACGCGCCGGAGCATATGGAAGAAGGTATTTGGGCTTATGTGAATGACGGCAGGCCACCGGGAGATTTCTTAAAAGCCGTGCTCGCCAATGACTTGTTCGCGGCCCTGAGCCACGCCGATCCCGTCAACGGGGCGGCCCTCGTCAATTATCGCGCCATTCTCATGGCGTTGCCGCCGTCTTCGTGGGGAAGTTATCGCAACATAGAAGTGTGGATTGGTAAGGGTGGAGTGAGGGGAGTAAAAGAATATGGGTGACAACAACATGGTGGCCGTCATCGCGCTGCACGCGCCGAAACATATGCAGGACGAGCTTCGCGATTTTGTCGAGTTTGGAGCCCGGCCGGATGCCTTTTTGACAGCGGTGTTGGCGAATGATTTGTACTCTGCCCTCGCCCACGCCGATGCCACGAATGCAGCCAACATGGGCCACTACCACCCCATTCTCACGGCCCTGCCGCCGATGGCATGGGGAAGTTATCGGGAGGTAGAAGGGTGGATCGAGCAGGGTGGTCTGGTGGGGCCGAAGTGCTGGGTGAATTATGGGTGGTGAAGAAATCGCGCATTCCACCATTCGCTATCTCGACAATCTTCGGGCGCGGGCGGGGTTCGAGCCTGTGCCCGATGTGCTCGTCAATCGCACCTTCACCCTTGTGTACTGGATTGGTTGCCAGCCCGCGGATATCGATTACCGCGGCGAGGATGAATACGACTACTGCGTTGCCCTGTCATTCACCCATTGCGTTGTTTTCCTTCGTGCCGATTCGGCGTTCATTCGTTTCGTCCAGGGTGGGTATACACTAGAGAAAACGTGCTATGGGCAGGCGGGTGCTGTTGGTGAATGGTTGGCTCAGTTGAGTCAATGTTGAACGAATATTTGGGCCGAGGCCAATTCGTACTCTACGATTGCATTCATTCTTGATGGGAGGCAAACACCTTGAAAAAGCCATTCTTGGGCTGTGACGACCGTGTGAGTGTGACAAATACCAGCCGTTCGATTGAATCCCAGGTGGAGCGCGTCATGCAGCAGGCGCGCAAGGCGAGCACAACCACTGTCTACAAGCGAGGAACGGAAATCTACTTCGGCTCGATTGCCACACCGCCCAATGCCGTGATGGTGGGTACTTACACGCCGTATTCCCCGAGTGAATGGATTTACGAAGACCTGGAAGCGGCGGAATACGAGGCAGCGTCTGAGCCCGCCGTGGCGGCCAACGAATAAAGTCAGGAGTTTACGTCGATGTTCAATCGTCTGCGCGCAGGGCTGTCGAGTATTTTTTCTTCTCAAACGAATGAAAGCTTCGGTAGCGGGCAAACTAAGCAGCCCAACGACTTGTCTTCCCAGCTTAATTTCATGCTTTCACCCCACAGCCGCGCCCCGCCCAACTTCGGCACGGGTGAACTACTTGAAGCGTACAGCAACATGCCATGGCTTCGCGCTGTCGCGGGCAAGGTGGGCCAAGCCGTCGGGACAACCCAGTGGCGCTTGCTCGTCGTGCGGGATGAACAAGGCCGGGCCACAGCCGCTCCCAAAATGCAGCGCTCGCAGGGCAAAGATTTCAGAGATCGCCAGATCAAGCAAATCGAAGAATCGCGATTGGACGAAATTGACGAACACCCCCTGCTCGACCTGCTCAACAGCGGCAATGATCGCATGTCGGGCAGCAATGTCTTCGCCACCACCCAGATCCACCTCGATCTCGTGGGCGAATCTTTCTGGCTGATTGAAAGGAATTCCATCGGCGTGCCCGTCACGATTTGGCCGCTACCACCCGATTGGGTGCGCAGTCTGCCCCGCCGGGACTACCCCTATTACGCGATCAAGCTGGGCAACAAAGAAGTCGAAGTGCCGGTCACGGAGGTGATCGCGTTTTTTGAAAGCAACCCCGCCAATCCCTATGGCCGGGGTGCGGGCATCGCACAGTCGCTTGGGGACGACTTAGAGGTTAGCCGCTACGCGACGGGTCATCTCAAGAGCTTCTTCTACAACAGCGCCCGACCCGATCTCATCGTCAGCGCGGACGGGTTGCGTAAAGAAGAAACGGAGCGGTTGGAAGAAAAGTGGTTGGAGAAACATAAGGGTTTCTTCCAATGCCATGACGAAGAAACGGAAGTTCTAACCAAGGAAGGCTGGAAGAATGGCATGAACATCACCGAAAGGGATCTAGTTGCGACATGGAGCGAAGAAAAGCAACGGATCGAATACCAAAATCCCACCTATATCCACCAGTACCAGTATTCCGGGACAATGAACCACTGGACGGGTCCGCGGGTGGATGCCTTAGTGACGCCCAACCACCGTATGTGGGTAGGCAATCGCACGTTTCACGGGCCAATCGAGTGGAGATTCCAGTATAGTGAAGTCACGATTAAGGGCGGGCCGATTCAGTTCCGTGTGGCGGGCTACTATGCCGGTGACGTTAGCGAGGTGGTCATTCCCGCCGTTTCCTACCCCGGTAAGGGACGGCCTGCTAGTGGCCTTGATGACGAATTGCGCATGGATCCTGTTGATTTTGCTCCGCTTTTGGGTTTCATCATCAGTGAAGGTTGCCTTCACGAAACCACCATCAATGTCTCGCAAGTTACATCCGGAGGGGCAGGTAAATGTGACACCATCGAAGCTGTGCGAGATAGCTTGGCTGTTATTGAGACGGGAGTAATTCGTGCCGATTATGGTGGTTGGTATATCAACCATAAGGGCCTCGCACAGTGGTGTATGGCGCATGTGGGTAAGGGTGAGCATAACAAGCGCATACCCAACGAATGCTTCGATTGGCCTATTGAAGCTAAGGAAGCGCTGCTGGAAGCGCTGATACTCGGCGATGGCTATCGAGCAGAAGGTCGTAAAGCTTCAGCTATGTATGCAACCGTTAGCCGTGGTTTAGCTGATGATGTACAGCGGCTTGCCATTGAAACGGGCCATCGTTGCTGGGTCAGTATCGCGACTGCGAAAGACTCTCATAGTGGTAAGCGAACTGATTACTTCAACCTGCGTTTGTGCAGGTATCCAAAATTGACCCTTCAAAAAGGCGACAACAATAAGAATTGGGCGGTTGAAGTGCCGTATGAAGGCTACGTTTGGTGCGTTACGGTTCCCAATTCGACCGTGTTCACGCGGCGGAATGGGCGTGTGCTGGTGAGCGGCAATAGTTTCAAACCACAATTCATGAATCGTACCGTTCGCGTCGACCAGATCGGCGACAACCTCGACAGCCTGCAAATGACCCAAATTCGCAATCAAGAAAGGGACACGATCATCAGCGTATTCGGCTGCCCGCCCGAGAAATTGGGCGTCATATCGGCGTCAAATAGGTCGACCATCCATAACGCTGACCTCTTTTGGCAGCGGGATATCGTGATGCCCCGTGCCGAAGCGATACGCATGACGTTGCAACGAAAGCTGGTGCCGCTGTTCGATGGCAATCTCATACTGGATTTTGAATCGCCGGTGGTGGAGGATGCCGAGCACGAATTGGCCGTCATGCAGGCCATGCCCCGTGCTTTCACAATCAACGAATGGCGAAAGTCAGCGAATTTAGGTTCGCTGGGTGAGCAGGGCGAGTATTTCGTGCAAAGTGTTAGCACCACTGTTGTCGACAGCGAAGGCAACGAACTCGGCGGGGACGAAGGAAATAACGAAGGAAATAACGAAGGCAATCAACAGAATAGCTATGACGCCAATCGAAAACTGATGAAAGAACGTGTCACGGCCAAGCTGCAAGCCCGCTTGAAGGAAAAAATCGAACAGCGTAAAGAAAAATAAAAGAATGGGCGTTCGTCATTAGTTTGACATTCCTCACATACATAGATATTTTTTCTTTTAACTTGAATGGTTGATTCACGAATGACGCAGCAAATGAAATGGTACGAAGATAGCGAATGGAAAAAGCGCTATAACGAAGGTGGAATCAGCTTTGAGACGGGAGTGCGCAAGCTGCTCACGCCGGAGATCGAGCAAGTCAAGGACGAAAATGGCGAGGAACAGCGTTCGCTCAAGTTTACCATTTCCTCAAACAGCATCGACCGCATGGGAGACAAGATCAAGCAGACGGGCTGGGAGCTTGATAACTACCGCAAAAATCCCGTCGTGCTGTGGGCGCACAACAGTGCTGCGCCTCCCGTTGCCAAGGCATCCGACATTAGTGTCAAAGGCAACAAGAAGCTCACGGCGCAGGCCGATTTCGTTCCCGCCGAGATTTCACCATTCGCCGATATGATCTACCAGATGTATCGCGAGAAATACCTCAACGCCACGAGCGTCGGCATGATCCCGTTGGAGTTTGAAGTGGCGAAGGATCGCGAGGACGAATACATGCTGCCATTCGATATCAACAAGCAGGAGTTGCTGGAATTTTCCGCCGTGCCCGTGCCCGCCAACCCCGACGCGCTTGTCCAGGCACGAAAGAGCGGCATCGACACGGTGCCGCTGCGCGAGTGGGCGGCCAAGACGATGGACGAATGGCGGGACAACGATACGCATATGCCGTTTAATTTCAGCCACGTCGAGCAGGCGTACAAGTCAACCACCACGTACACATCGATTCCCGTGCCGCCGCACGAAGAAGAAAAGAATGCGCTCAAAGCCGAGTCGGAGTCGCGAGAGGACGAAGTGGCACCCCAGCCCGCCTCGGCTATTTCCTATGATCGCGCCCATCCCGAGGGCACTCGTGTCGCACATGACGACGCCGACTGGAGCGGGGCGGCCGTGCGCGAGCAACTTCCCCGGGATTCCGCGACTCGGCTGAGCATCTTCGCTTGGCACGACGCCGCTGACGAAGAACACGAATTGCCCCGCGAATTGTCAGCGTGGAAGCTGCCGCACCACTATGCGGACGGCGATCAGGCTGTCTCGTGGAAGGGTGTTGTCGCGGCTATGGCCGCATTGGCGGGGGCTGGGGGTGGACTCATTCTACCCAGTGCCCACAGAAGGGAGGTCTACAACCACCTTGCGCGGCATTATCGGGAAGATTTCAACACGCCTCCCCCTGACTACAAGCGGGTGGAGGAAGAAGTTTTGGCGAGTGGAGATCATGTGATGGACGTTAAGACCGGCCAAATTGAACGCGACGAGTGCGACGACGCACTCGGGGACGATGTAGTGACCCCTGTCAAGGCTGACACGACTGAAGAAAAGGCTGAGCCGCCTCAACAGTTTGACGAATGCGGGGCCGAAAGTGAGACAAGCCCTGAAAGGGAAAGTGAAGGCGAGCCTACTTCGTCTGACAAGGGCGGCTATCAGCTTTCGCTGAAGGTAGGTGGTGTGAGCATCGACTGCACGGTCAATTCGTTTGCCGAGATGGTTGAGCTGATTGACACTTACGGAGCCAAGCAACAGGACAGCGAAAAGGGCGACGATCACACGAGCAGCGAAGGCAAGGCTAGCGAAGGCAATGCCGGCCGAGAGGAATCGGGTGAGACAGGCAAGGATGCGGCAGAGCAGGCGGTCGAGGACATTGATTTCGATCAACTGATCGACAAGTACGGCGAGGCTGAGGTGATGGCCATGCTCCCCGAGATCGCGGACGAGGTGGTTGACTCGGCCCTCGATCAAGCGACGGGCAGGGTTCATTAAACGAAGCCCTGTTTCTTTTTTGTTGTCAATTGAAGTGGATGAATGCGATGAGTAAAAAGTCTGAAATCAAGGCTGCCCTCGACCGCGTTGTCAGCCAGAAGCTGCAAGAGCGCATGGGCGAGCGCAGTGGGAAGTCTCTTGAGGATGTGTTGGCCGACAACACTCGGCAGACCCAGCAACCCAGTGATATCAAGGGTGCCGGGGTTGCCCGCATTGTGCGCTCCCTCGCCGCTGCCAAGGGAGACCCGGGACGGGCGATGGACATGGCCAAGCAGCGTTGGGGAAGCAACGATGCCACGGGCCAACAGGTGATTGAAGCGTTTGAAAAGGCCAACAGCGCGGGTGATTTCGGCTCGGGCGGCTTCATGATCCCCGAGGACATGGCGACCGATATCATCGATTTGCTCCGCCCCCGCAATGTCGTTCGCGCGGCGGGCTCTCCCACGATCCCGATGCCCCGAGGCACGCTGACCCTGCCCAAGCAAACGGGCGATGTGTCCGCGGCCTACGTGGGTGAGAATCAGGATGTGACGAAGAGCGAGCCCACGGGCGGCCAGA